AATTATTCGTATATTCATGGGGTAATAAGGGGCGCGAGGTCCAAACATTAATTAAATAAATAAAGGTTATGATAAATTTAGAAAAAGAAATGGCATGGGTAACATTTTTCCATGATGAATGGCAAAAGAAATGGCACCCCATATTATGTCCAATTACAGGACAGCAATTAGAGTTTGATAGTAAACTCACAATGAATCATTGTAGAGCTCAATTCAACAATGAAGATAATTGGGTTAGTTTTGGAATAGCTCCAACTAGTCAAATGGTTATAGGAAACGCAGTTAGAGATAATTTATAATAAATAAAAAAAAAATGTAATGATAGAGAGAGAGACCAATACGTATAATGTGGATGACTTCCAAGAATTTAACACATTAAATGTACAAGATTTGAAAAATAGACTTTTTTGCTCGTTTACCACATTAGAGGGGTTGGACAATTTAGTAGACAACATTACTTCTAAGTATGAAGTTGTGTACAATAAAATATTTGTTTTACATATTAAGGGTAGTGATGAGTATGTTTGTACCTATAATATAGACAATGTTAATGTCGCTGATATCCCTAATAAAACTATTTTAGTTCATAGGAAAAAAGACTCAAACACCCTATACACCATAAACGCTCTAAATGAGGTAATTAAAGAATTAAATAATGGTGTTGTGGATACTAAGTTTCCTATAGACTGGAAACACTACCAAAACACAATTCTCTTAACCCAGCATGATGAGCTAAAGGAATTGAAAACTAAGATTTATAAAATAATAGAAGTAAAATAAAGTAAAAATATATTTGGGTGCTCCAATAAGCATTCGTATATTAGTTATAAATAAAAATAAATAAGTTATAAACATGGATTTAAACGTCATTAAGAAAAAGCTTGAATCACTGAACAAGCAATCAACAAACAGTGGTGGAGGTGGTAAGAACCTCTTCTGGAAACCTTCAGTAGGTAAACAACTCATTAGAGTAGTACCTTCAAAGTACAACAAAGCAAACCCATTTACAGAAATGAAGTTTTACTACGGAATTGGTAGTAAGAGAGTAATGGCTTCACCTGCTAATTGGGGAGATAAAGATCCAATTGTGGAATTTGCTAAACAACTACGAAATTCTAACGATAAGGAAAATTGGAGATTAGCTAAAAAGCTAGATGCTAAAGTTAGAACATTCCTACCAATCGTTGTTAGAGGCGAAGAAAGTGAGGGTGTTAAATTATGGCAATTTGGTAAGGAAGTTTATCAAGAGTTTTTAAATATGGCTGCTGATGATGAAATTGGTGATTTCACTGATATTGTTGAGGGTAGAGATATTAAATTAACTACTGTAGGACCTGAAGTAACAGGAACACCTTACAACAAAACATCAATAGGACCATCACTTAAAACTACACCATTAGCTGAAGGAGAAGATCTTATTAATTCTTTACTAGATAATCAAGCTGATCCTATGAAAGTGTTTAAACCACTTACATATGATGAGATGAAAGAAGCACTTCAAGAGTGGTTATCTCCTGAAGGTGAAAGTGAAGGATCTATAATTAAAGAACCATCAGTTCCATTTGACGGTAATAAACAAGAATCTAATTACTCTTTAGACACAAAACCATCAGTAGTTAAACAATCTAAATCAGCTAAATTTGATGATTTGTTTGGGGATGATGATAAGTCTGATGATTTACCCTTTTAATATTTAACTAATGGCTAAAAAGAAAAAATCACTATCGGAGGCAGTCTCCTCAGAAATTCAATCAAGTTTTAGTTTAGATAGTTTTAAATCTAAGAAAGGTTTAACTTCTAAAGCGAAATTTAAAGAGCAAGAATGGATACCACTTTCAAAAGCATATCAAGAAGTAACATCAGTTCCTGGTATACCTATGGGTCATATAGTTCTATTAAGAGGACACTCAGATACAGGTAAAACAACTGCATTACTAGAAACAGCCGTTGAAGCCCAAAAACGTAAAATTCTCCCTGTTTTTATAATTACAGAGATGAAATGGAATTGGGAGCATGCCATACAAATGGGTTTAAAAGTTAATGAAGTTGTAGATGAAACAACTGGAGAAATTGTAGATTATAATGGTAACTTTATTTATGTAGATAGAGAAACCATCCATTCAATTGAGGATGTTGCAGGTTTTATATTGGATTTAATTGATGAACAGAAAAAAGGTAATTTACCTTATGATTTATTATTCCTTTGGGATTCAATAGGTTCAGTACCTTGTGAAATGTCCATAAAATCAAATAAAAACAACAATGAGTGGAATGCAGGTGCTATGTCAACCCAATTTGGGAATAGCGTAAACCAACGTATAACATTATCACGTAAAGAATCCTCAGCATTTACTAACACATTAGTTTGTATTAATAAAGTATGGACTGCAAAAGCAGAATCCCCAATGGGTAAACCAAAACTAATGAATAAGGGAGGGTTTGCTATGTGGTTTGATTCAACTTTTGTTGTGACGTTTGGAAATATAATGAATGCTGGAACTTCTAAAATTAAAGCAATTAAGGGAGGTAAACAGGTTGAATTTGCTAAACGTGTAAATGTTCAAATTGATAAAAATCATATTAATGGTATGACTACTAGAGGAAAGATTGTTATGACACCTCATGGGTTTATACTTGATGATGATAAAGATTTGAAAAAATATAAGGAAACCCATGCAGAAGAATGGGCCGCTATATTAGGTGGTGGAGATTTTATAATCGCTGAAGAAGACCAATCTTACAACGACATAACATCTCATACAGACGAACCACAATAAATTTTGAAACCCGGGATATCATTCGTATATTCCGGGTATAAAATACAAACACATGAAACATAAAGAATTACTTAAACTCGTTGATGACCTTGATGAGAATGGAGAAGAGTCTGTAGAACATAAAAGGGTTTTAATGATAGATGGATTAAATCTATTTTTTAGAAACTTTGCAATGATGAATATGGTTAACCCCGAAGGAGTACACATTGGGGGATTAGGTGGATTTTTTAGATCCTTAGGAGCTTTAATCCGTAAAATTGACCCAACTCATGTTTATGTGATATTTGATGGAGCAGGTTCATCTAATTCTAGAAAAAATCTCCTCCCTGAGTATAAATCTGGTAGGGATTTACAACGTATCACAAATTGGGATGCGTTTGATGATTTAGAGGATGAGCATGATGCTAAAGTAGACCAAATGGTTAGGATAATCCAATATTTAAAAACCTTACCAGTAAAAACCATCACATTACCTAAAGTAGAGGCTGATGATGTTATAGCTTACCTAGCAGGAATTATACCAGAAACACCAGAAGATAAGGTATTTATAGTATCATCCGATAAGGATTTCCTACAATTAATAAATCAAAATATTATTGTATATCGTCCTATGGAGAAGAATTTCTACACTGAAAAAACCGTAGTAGAAAAGTTCAAAATGGATCCTGAGAATCTTATTATTTATAAAACCCTATTAGGTGATAACTCTGATAAAGTAAAGGGTGTAAAAGGATTAGGTGAAAAAGGATTATATAAAAGATTTCCTGAATTATCTGAAGGAAAAGTTACATTGGATGATATTTACGATATCTGTGAGAAGAGATTTAATGATCATCAAGAACTTAAAGCACAAGGTTCAAAAGAAAAATTTCCTATAGTTTATGCTCGTATAATCCAACATATAGAGGAATTAAGAACAAATTACAAAATAATGGATTTATCAAATCCAATGTTAGATAGTAAAGATAAAGAATATCTGAAAAATCGTGTAGAAACAAAAGATTATCATTATATTCCAGATCAATTCGTTGCGTTTTACAATGAAGATAAGTTGGGGGGGATGATTCGAAATGTTGAATTTTGGGTTAAGGATATCTTCGAAAGTTTAAAGTAATAAAAATAAATAAGTTTTAAAAAAATAAGTTATATGACACTTCTTAAATTAGAAAATTATGGCCCACAATTCCAAATTAAAGTAATCTCAGCATTACTTACTCATAAAGAATATTTAACAAATATTCATGATATTATTAGTGAAGAATATTGGGACAATCAGGCGCAGAAATGGATTATTAAAGAGATAATCAAATATTATGATAAATGGCATACAACTCCATCGATGGATGTTCTTAAAGTAGAATTACAAAGATTAACAAATGATGTATTAAAAATATCAATTAGAGAACAATTAAAAGCAGCATATGAAGCATCTGATGAAGACTTAAAATATGTACAAGAAGAATTTTCTACATTTTGTAAAAACCAACAACTTAAGAAAGCATTATTAGGAAGTGTAGATCTTTTAAATGCTGGGGATTTCGATGGTATTAAATTTTTAGTTGAATCAGCTTTAAAAGCAGGAAACGATAAGAATATAGGACATGAATATAATAAAGATATAGAGTCTCGTTTTAGAGAAGATGCTAGAACAACAATCCCCACACCTTGGGAGCCTATTAATGACATATTACAAGGTGGGTTAGGAAATGGAGATTTTGGTTTAATATTTGGTAATCCTGG